GGCCGTCATCCTCGCCGGCCTATTCCCCATCCTGATCGGCCACGGCGCCGGGTCGGAGGTCATGAGCCGCATCGCCGCCCCCGTCATCGGCGGCATGCTGACGGCGCCCTTGCTCTCCATGCTGGTGATCCCGGCTGGCTACCTGCTTCTCCGACGTCGGCGAAGAGTTTCACCCCCGCTTCAAAACAGGAGTTTTCCATGAAGCCCGTTCTCATCCTCTCCGCCGGTCTGGCTCTCGCTCTGGCCGCGTGCGGTCAGAAGACCGATACCGCCCCCGCCGAGCCGACGAGCGCCGCCGCGGCGCCGGCCGGGGCCGGGAACATCGCCGCGGCCATGCCGTGCCCGCACGACATGAAGCCGTCGCCCGTCGTGCTGCCGCTGGACGCCGGCGCCCGCGGAGTGTTCTCGGCGATGGAGGCGGCGCTCGTCGAGCGCATGAACGAGCTCGACGCCGAGGGGCTGTCGGAGATGCTCACCCGGCGCACCGAGATGGCGATGCGCCTGGCGCTGATCGTCGCGCGGTCCTGCCGTCATGACGCGGTGCTGCGCCAGGACGCCGAGTGGGCCCGCGACTACGTCCTCGTGCACGCCGAGCGCGACATCGCGCAGTTGCGCACCCACCTCGCCGACGGCCCTTTCGACCAGTTGTGCAAGGCGCTGCTCGAGCTGGTCCGCAAGGCCGGCCCCCGCGGCTGCACCGAGCGCGACATCAACGTCGGCTGCCGGGTGTGGCGCGGCGCCGCCCACCGCATGCGCCAGGACGCGCTTCAGGCCCTCAAGGCGCGCGGCGAGATGGATCTCGTCTCGATCCAGAGCCGCAGCAACGCCGGCCGCCAGCGCGTCGCCTGGGTCGCCACCCTGCACCTGCAGCCCCAGGCCGGGCACCAGGGCGCCGACGAGGGGCGAAGTGATGACACGTGATGACGTCGTGATGACGGGGGCGTCATCACATCAACCCGTTGATGCGCAACGGGAATCCGGCAAGTGATGACGGTGTGACGGGGGATACCGGCTCCCTAAGTACGTCCCCAAGGGGGAAGTACCCCCCGTCACATGTCATCACTATCTATTTTTTCTTTCTACAACAAGGACTTATTGCGATGACCGCTCCGTCTCAGATTGTCATCACGAGCCCCACTGCCGCCGCTGCATCGACGGGCGGGGTGCTGTGGGGCCCCGAGGACTTCGGCGTGACGTCGTTCGACGCCTGCGACGTGGCCGCCCTGACCGGGGCCGGTGACCCGACGGGCCCTGCGATCCAGGACGCGCGGGAGAGGCTCGGTCTGGACGGAGATCGGGAGGCGCTGGCCACCGCCTGACCCCATGACCACCACCACCTGCACCTACTGCGGCCAGGCCGGGCACCGGGCGTCGTCCTGCCCGACACGCGCCCGAGCCGACGCGCACGCGCTGCTCGACCGCGCCCGCGCCGGCGCGCCGATCCCGCTGGAGGCCATCACCGACGCGCTGTACGTGACCGGCGACATCGACGACCGCCCGGTGCGCGCCGTGGTGCCCGCTGGCGAGTGGAAGCCGCTGCCGGCCGGGCTGGCCCCGGCGCACCCGTGGGACGCGCTAGGGGTCGGTGTGGGGGGTGACGGCGTGATCCTCGTTTCCATCCGCACCGGGCGCGGGCTCAACGGCCGCGAGCACCACCTGGCCCGGGCCCGGCGGGTCAAGGCCGAGCGGCATGCCGTGTCGTGGATGCTGCCGCCTCAGCGACCTGCCTTGCCCGTGGTGGTCACCATGACCCGCGTGTCTCCTGGAACCGTGCCCATGGACGACGACAACCTGTCCGGCGCGCTCAAGGCGGTGCGTGACGCCGTGGCCACCTGGCTCGGCATCGACGACCGAGACCCGCGCGTGCGGTGGGCCTACGAGCAGCGCCGGGGGCCGTGGGCGGTGGAGGTGCGGTGGGAGGTGACGTGCTGACCCCGCAGCGTGAGGCCTTCGCCGACCTGCGGGCGGATGCAGCGCAGAAGGAGCACGCCAGTGACTGCTGACCAGAAGACCGCGAGCGCGAAAGATATGCAGCCGAAACGCGTGGTCGGGCGACCGTTCGCGAAGGGCAACCCAGGCAAGCCGAAGGGCGCCAAGGCGAAGGCGCCGACCGCGCTCAAGGAGGCGATCCTGCTGGCCGCCGAGCTGTCGGGCCGCGACCAGAAGGGCAAGGACGGCCTGGTCGGCTACCTGCAGCGCGTGGCCGACGAGGATGTGAAGGCCTTCTCTGCCCTGCTGGGCAAGGTGCTGCCCCTGCAGATCACCGGCGAGGGGGGTGGGCCGGCGGCGCTGTGCCTGCGGGTCGAGTTCGAGCAACCGAAGCCGGAGGACGGCCAGTGAACGTGCACATCCCCGACGAGGTCGCCGACCTGTTGCTGCTGTGGTGGCGGTCCGAGAGCCGCGCCAAGGCCGTCAGCGGCTACCCGACCGAATGCCCGAGCACGCGGGGCTACACGTCGCGCTACCGGGGCGGCGCGGACGACGTCGACTCGCTGCGCGAGAGCCGCATCGTGGCGCGCGTGGCGGCCACCATCGACGCGCTCGACCCGGACATGCGCAGCGCCGCGCACATCCTGGCGCGCAACCTCGCCACGGGCCTGCAGGTGTGGAGCAGCGCGCGCATCCCGGCCGGGCCCGTCGGCCAGGCGCTGTTCATCGCGACGGTGGACGAGCTGGCGCTGCGGCTGGGCGTGGCGGTGCGCGTCGCCGCTTGACACGTACCCCGCGGGGTGTTGCAATCCGTCCAAGCCTCCCACGCCCATACGAACCCCGCCCGGTGCAAGCCGCGCGGGGTTCGTCGTTTTCGGCCCCCACCATGCAGCAGACCGTCACCATCCCGGCGAAGCTGCAGGACCTGTTTCGCCCGTCGCGCTACAAGTTCGTTCGCGGCGGCCGTGGCTCGGGCAAGTCCTGGGGCGTGGCCCGCGCGCTGCTCGTCCAAGGCGCCCAGGCGCCGCACCGGGTGCTGTGCGCCCGCGAGGTGCAGCTGAGCATCAAGCAGTCGGTGCACCAGCTGCTGCGCGACCAGGTCGAGGCGTTGGGCCTGTCCGGCTTCTACGACATCCTCGAGACCGAGATCCGCGGCCGCAACGGCACGCGGTTCTTCTTCCGCGGCCTGTCGGACCTGACCGCCGACAGCATCAAGTCGTTCGAGGGCGCGACGCGGGTGTGGCTGGAGGAAGGCCAGACGATCAGCGCGAAGTCCTGGCGCATCCTGGTGCCCACGATCCGCGCGGCCGGCTCCGAGATCTGGTGCACCTACAACCCGGAGCTGGAGACCGACGAGACGCACCAGCGCGCCGTCGTGCGGCCGCACCCGGACACGATCAGCCTGGTGATGAACTGGCGGGACAACCCGTGGTTCCCGAAGGAGCTGGAGTCCGAGCGTCAGCACGCCCTGGCCACCATGCCCGCGGCCGAGTACCAGCACGTCTGGGAAGGCCAGTGTCGGCCCGCCGTCGAGGGCGCGATCTACTCCGGCGAGATCGCCAAGGTGCAGGCCGACGGCCGCATTGGCCGCGTGCCGCACGACCCGATGCTGCGCGTGCACGCGATCTGGGACCTGGGCTGGAACGACTCCATGTCGATCATCCTGGCCCAGCGCGCCGCGTCCGAAGTGCGGGTCATCGACTACATCGAGGACTCGCACCGGGCGCTGCCCGAGTACGTGCGCCAACTGCAGGAGATGCCCGGCATCACCTGGGGCAACGACTGGCTCCCGCACGACGGCTGGGCGAAGCGCCACCAGACCGGCAAGGCCGACAACGAGGTGCTCGAGGCGATGGGCCGCGCGCCGGAGATGGTGCCCAACGTCGACGTCGAGCAGGGCATCCGCGCCGCGCGCGTGCTGTTCCCGCGGGTGTGGTTCAACGATGGGCCCGGCCCGCGTCGCCTGCTGGAGTGCCTCAAGCGCTACCGGCGCAACGTCAGCCCGACCACGGGCGAGCCCGGCGCGCCGCGGCACGACGAGTTCAGCCACGGCGCCGACGCCTGGCGCTACTTGGCGCTGGTGGCCGACCAGCTCACCAGCACCCCGACGACCAAGCGGCGCAACCGCGCCGAGCTCTACGCCGGCGGCGCTGGCGCCTGGATGGGCTGATGGACACCCGCACCTACACCCTCGGCCCGGCGTCCTGCCGGGTGCGCCGCACGCAGGCCGTGCCTGCCCACATGCGCGAGGGCATCCGCGAGCTGGCGAGCCTGCAGGTGCCGCCGGCCGAGCGCGGCAAGGGCTACGCGACGACCCTGGTGCACAAGGTCTGCCGCGACGCGGACGCCGCCGGCGTGGTGCTGGTGGTGTGGCCGCAGCCGTTCGGCGACGTCGCCATGACGGCCGAGCAGCTGCAGGCGTGGTACGGCCGCGAGTTCGGCTTCCAGGTCATCCAGCCCGAGCCCGTGCTGATGGCCCGGCCGGTGGACGGCACGCCGCGGGTGCTGTCGCTCACGCCGGCGGCCGAGGCCGCCTCGCTGGCTGCCAGGGGGCTTGCCTGATGGCCTACCAAGGCGACGACGCCGTGCGCGCCGGCAAGCACGACGAGCCGGCCGCGGAGAACGACGACGCGGCGATCATCAAGGAGTGCGCCGAGCGCCTGGAGATCGCCATCGCGGCCGACCGCGGCAACCGGGCCGAGGCGCTGGACGACTTGGAGTTCCTCAAGGGCAACCAGTGGGACCCTGTCGTCGAGGCCCAGCGCCAGCGCGACCAGCGGCCGTGCCTGACGCTGAACAAGCTGCCCGTCTTCCTGCGCCAGGTCACCAACGCCCAGCGGCAGAACGTCCCGTCGATCAAGGTGCACCCGGTCGGCGAGACCGACGCGAAGGTGGCCGAGGTCGTGCAGGGTGCGATCCGGCACATAGAGTACGCGAGCGCGGCCGACGTGGCCTACGACACCGCGGTGAACAGCGCCGCCGCGATCGGCTTCGGCTACTTCCGCCTGGTCACCGACTACGAGCGCGAGGACTCGTTCGACCAGTGCATCAAGTTCCAGCGCATCCGCAACCCGTTCACGGTCTACATGGACCCGGCGCACGTGATGCCCGACGGCTCGGACGCGCAGTGGTGCGTGATCACGGAGAAGCTGTCGCGCGGTGAGTTCCGGGCCCGCTACCCGGACGCCGACCCCTGCGACTTCGACGCGCCCACCGGCATGGGCGACCGCGGCGCGGACTGGGTGACGGCCGATGAGGTTCGCGTCGCCGAGTACTACCGCATCCACAAGCGGGCGGCCGACGTCGTGCTGCTGTCCAACGGCAAGTCGGGCTACGCCGACGACCTGAGCCAGCTGCCCCCGGGCGTGACCGTGGTGCAGAAGCGCCGCGGCGTGCGCTCGACGGCGCAGTGGTTCAAGGTCACCGCGCACGAGGTGATCGACCGCGCCGACATCCCGTGCCGGTGGATCCCGGTCTTCCAGGTGCTGGGCGACGAGATCGACGTCGACGGCAAGGTCTACCGGGCCGGCCTCATCCGCAACGCCAAGGATCCGGCGCGGATGTACAACTTCTGGATGCCGCTGCGGACGGACACGCCGATCCGCACGCCGTCCGGGTGGTCGACCATTGCCGACCTACGCGAAGGCGATCAGGTGTTCGCCGACGATGGCCAGCCCACCACCGTGGTGGGCAAGTCGCCGGTCTACATCAACCGCGACTGCTACCGCGTGACGTTCGGCGACGGCTCGTTCATCGACGCCGACGCGCAGCATCCGTGGGTTGTACAGCAGCGCGGTAAGCGCGCGGCGGGCGGCTTCCAGTGGGTCGAGCGCAAGCTGCGAACCGACGAACTGGACCCCGCGCAGCACCGCATCAAGAACGCTGGCGCGCTGGATCTGCCGGATGCGGCGTTGCCGCTAGACCCGTACTTCCTCGGCGTGTGGCTGGGCGACGGGTCATCGGCCGAGCCGCGCATCACCGCGTCTGTGGACGACGTCGAGCCCATGCGCGCGGAGCTGGCGCGCCGCGGCCTGGAGGTCGGCCCCGCGGTCAGCTACGGCGGCAAGGCGCCGACGTTCACCGTGCACGGCGTGCGCGCCGCGCTCACGGCGCTCGGTGTCCGCGGCAACAAGCACATCCCCGCGGCCTACCTGAATGCGAGCCGGGCGCAGCGCCTGGAGCTGCTGCGCGGCCTCATGGACACCGACGGCAGCGTGCACTCGACCAGCGGCGCATGCATGTTCGCGCAGGCCGACGCAGCGTTCGCGGATCAGGTGCGCGAGCTGGTGGTGTCGTTGGGCATCAGGGTCGGCGTCACCCGGCGCGCGGGCCGCGTCAGCATGCTGGCCAACGGCCACGCGATCGAAAGCACCGGCTGCACGCAGCTGGCGTTCACGCCGCCGGCCGGAATGGCCGTGTTCAGCCTGCCGCGCAAGGCCGCCGTCCAGACCCGCGAGCGTCCGCGCCACGCGCGCCGTGGCTGGCACAAGATCGTGAGCGTCGAGCGCATCCCGTCGGTGCCGGTGCAGTGCATCGCCATCGACGCACCGTCGCACCTGTTCCTGGCCGGCCGCTCGCTGGTTCCGACCCACAACACCGCGGCCACCGAAGAGGTGGCGATGCGGCCGAAGTCGCCCTTCATCGGCGCGGAGGGCCAGTTCGAGGGCCACGAGGACGAGTGGGAGCAGGCCAACAAGGTCAGCTTCCCCTACCTCGAGTACAAGCCCAAGACCGTGGGCGGCCAGCTCGCGCCGCCGCCTCAGCGCCAGCCGATGGCCGACCTGCCGTCGGGCGTGCTGGCCATGGCGATGCACGCGTCGGACGACCTCAAGGCAACGACCGGCATCTTCGACGCGAGCCTGGGCGCCCGGTCGAACGAGACCAGCGGCATCGCCATCGCCCGCCGCGACCGCCAGGGCGAGACGGCCAACTTCCACTACGCCGACAACCTGGCCGCGACCCTGCGCCACTGCGGCCGGGTGATCCTGGACATGTGGCCGCGCGTGTACGACGGCACGCGCACGCTGCGCATCATGTCGGCCGACGGCAAGGTGTCGTCGGTGCCGATCAACCAGCCCGAGGTGAACCCGGTCACCGGCGCCGTCGAGCGCGTGATGAACGACATGACGGTGGGCGACTACGCTGTGACGATCAGCGTCGGGCCGTCGTTCGACACGCTGCGCCAGGAGGCCGTCGAGGGCATGGTGCAGGTGGGTCAGGCCTGGCCGAAGCTGTGGGAGGTCGCCGGCGACAAGCTGGTGCGCACCATGGACTGGCCGATGGCCGACGAGATCGCCGACCGGATCAAGAAGACGCTGCCGGCCGACCTCACCCGCGAGAACGACGAACAGCCCGCCCCGATCCCGCCCGAGGTCGAGCAGCAGCTGCAGCAGTACGAGCAGGCGCTGCAGGACGCGATGGCCCAGATCGACGCGGCCAAGGCCGGCATCGACCGCGAGCGCATCAAGGCCGAGGCCGCCGTCGAGGTGGCGCGCATTCGCGCCGAGAGCGCCTCGGACGTGGCCGAGCTGGCCGGCCTCGTGAAGATCCTGGTCGCGCAGATGCAGCCCCCGCCGGCCCTGGCCGCCGAGGTCGGCGAGGATCTGGGCGGCGAGATGGGCGAGGCGCCCGAGCCCGACGACGAGGCGCCGCCGCAGCCCGCACCCGACACGTTCTGAGGAAGCACGATGCCGCTCATCACCAACTCCAACGCGCTGAACACTACGTTCACGCCGGCCGCCGGAGACTTCACGGTCGACGTGCAGGGCGGCGCCGCGAACCTGCTGCGCGATGCGGGCGGCGGTTTCACGCACGTGGGCCGCGTCGAGCAGGGCACCGGCATGGTGGTGTCGAACCCCGTAGCGGGCACGGGCTATCGCTGGACGGTGGCGGCCGGCAACCCGACCGTTCGCGCAGATCAGTAATGCCTGTTCGCCCCGTCCTCCGGCCTGTGCTTCGGCCGGCGTTGCGGCGTGTCTTCGAGCCGTCCGGCACGCCGCTGTGGCTGCGCCTCATCCGCGAGGCCGAGCAGGCCGCAGCCGCAGCCGGCGCATCGCTGTGGTACGTGCCGCCGGAGAGGTACGCCGACACCGTGACCGTCAACAGCGACGGCACCGGGGGTCGGCCCGCATTCGGCACGGGCGTCGTCGGTCGGGTGCTGTCTCGCGGCACTGCGGGCAACCCCGCCACCCAGCCCACCAGCGCGAACCGGCCGATCGTCGTCGCGGCGCCCGGGGCTGCGGCTGCGGCTGCGGGGTTTGGGGCGTTGAGGTTCGATGGGACGAATGACTTCCTGTCGATCGCGAGCGGGCTGACGGACGCGAACACGTTCACGGTTGTCGGGTCGGCAATTCTGACGTCTTCGATTCCAGAGGGCCAGCTTTACACGCAGCGAGATCCCGCCGCAGCAAACCCAATCATCGGGCAACTAGATTTCACGAACGGGCGCGTTCGGGCTGTGTCGCGGGGCACAACTGGGACCCCAGTAGAACTTATCCAGACGCCGTCACAGGCGTATGTGAATACGCCTGTCGTTGCAACTTCGCGCAACAGCGCCGCCCGCGCGATTCGCGAACTTCGTGTGAACGGCGCCCTGGAGGCATCGAAGGGACTTGTTTCTGTGTCTGCCATTACGCCCAACGCAACTATTGGCGCAACCCTGAGCCAAACGCAAAGTTACTTCGTTGGCTCAATCGGGATGATTGCGCGAATGCCGATCGACGCGCCCGCCGTCATCTTGGAGCCGATCGAACGCCTCGGCGCCTTCATCGTCGGCGCCCCGTACCCGGGTCTGTGATCGTCATGGAGGACGCCATGCAAGGCGAGTACCGTTTCCGCGCCGTGATCGTCTCTCCTGCGAGCCTCGCGGCGCTGTCCGCCGGCATCGCCCAGGCCATCGGCCCAAGCGCACGGGATGACCTCAGCTTTGCCAGCATCCGCGCCACGCGCGGCGGCACGACCTACGAAGTCTGCGACGTAGCCATCACCGCCGAAACGCGGGCTCAGTACGCCGCGATGCTGACCAGCCCGGCCATGCTGCACGGTGCCGTGGTCGCAGGGTGGGAGCGCAAGGACATCGACCCGCCTCCGCCAACGTTGGCCGAGGTCACGGCGTGGCTGGCGGCGTCGACGATCCACCTGACCGATGCGTGGGCGATCACGGGCGTGGGCATTGACGACGTGCTTTCGTCGCTTGGCTTCACGCGGGTAGTGCCGCCCGCTCCTAGCCTGTAGCCGCGTGACCATCGACTTCCGCCCCGCGGCCCGCCCAGCCGCGGACATGGTGCATAGGGTGCCTACCGCGGGCCACGCGGGCTGAGAAATCGCCATGAGCGCCGAAGACCAGACCATCACCGACGAGACCCCGACCCCAGCGCCTGCAGCGGCGCCGGCCGAGGCCCCCGCACCGGCCGAGACGCCGGCGCAGGAGGTCAAGGCCGAGGGTGAGCAGCCCGAGGCGACCGACGAGGCCGCCAAGGACGAGCGCGAGCGCGACGACAAGGGCCGGTTCAAGCCGATCCAGGGTCGCATCGACGAGCTCACCCGTGCGCGCCGCGAGGCCGAGCGCGAGGCCACCTACTGGCGGCAGATGGCGCAAGGCCAGACGGAGCAGCCGAAGGCGGCGGCCAAGCCCTCCCCCGACCAGTTCGACAGCTTCCCCGACTACGTCGAGGCGCTCACCGACTGGAAGGCCAAGGCCGCCGCGGCCGAGCTGCTGCAGCAGCGCGCGCAGGTCCAGCAGCAGGAGGTCGCCAAGACCACCTGGGCGGAGCGCCAGGCCGAGGCCCGGGCGCGCCTGCCCGACTTCGACGACGTGCTGGCATCGGCCGACGTGCCGGTGGCCAAGCACGTGGCCGACGCGCTGCTGGAGAGCCCCAAGGGGCCGGATCTCGCCTACCACTTCGCCCGCAACCCCGCGGATCTCGCGCGCATCAACGCACTGCCTCCCCTGCAGGCCGCCCTCGAGGTGGGCCGGCTGGAGGCGACCCTCGCGCGACCCGCGGCCGCGGCCCCCGCCACCCGCACCACCCAGGCACCGAAGCCCGCCAGCGTCGGCGCGTCCAACGGCCGCGCGGCCTCGCTCGACCCCTCGCGGATGTCGATGGACGAGTACCGCAAGTACCGCGCGTCGCAGGGCGCCCGATGGGCCCGGTGAACACGTTCCGCAACCCCCTGAGGCCCGCCGCGTGCGGGCCTCGTCGTTTCTGAGGACCTCCACATGTCCAACACGCTCGTCACCTGCTCCATCGTCGCGAAGGAAGCCCTCGCGGTCCTGGAGAACATGCTCGGCTTCTCGCGGATGGTGAACCGCGACTTCGAGGCCGAGTTCAAGGCCAACCAGGCGCGCGGCTACTCGCCCGGCCAGACCATCAACATCAAGCGCCCGCCGCGCTACACCTACCGCTCGGGCCGGGTGGCGTCGCCGCAGAGCACCGTCGAGACCACGGTGCCGCTGACCCTGTCGCAGGGCGGCTGCGACCTGAACTTCACGAGCCTGGAGCGCACCCTGTCGCTGCAGCAGCTCGAGCAGAAGCTGCAGGCGGCCATGGCCACCGTCGCCAACGAGATCGACCGCCAGGGTCTGGAGCTGGCCCGCTTCGCCACCTACAACGCGATCGGCACCCCCGGCACCCTGCCGAACACGCAGGCGCTGGCCCTGGCCGCGTTCACCGGCGTGAACCAGCGCCTGGACGAGATGGGCGCCCCGCGCGACAAGCAGCGCGCCTTCGTGATGAACCCGGCGCTCAACGCCGCGGCCGTCACCGGCCTGGCGGGCCTGTTCAACGCCGGCAGCACGCTGTCCAAGCAGTACGAGGGCGGCGTGATGGTCGACTCGCTGGGCCTGGCCTTCGCCATGGACCAGAACGTGTCGGCGCACACCAACGGCACCGCGGTGGTGGGCACGAACACCGTGAACGGCGCGGGCCAGACCGGCGCCACCCTGACGGTGAACGCCCTGAACGGCACCATGCCGCGCGGCGCGCGCTTCACCATCGCCGGGGTGTTCTCGGTGAACCCGCAGTCGCGCACCTCCACCGGCCAGCTGCAGCAGTTCGTGGTGACGGCCGACGCCGCCGGCGGCGCGACCTCGCTGGCGATCTCGCCGGCGATCGTGCCGACGGGCGCCTTCCAGAACGTGACCGCCAGCCCGGCCAACAACGCCGCGATCACGATCTTCGGCACCGCCTCGGGCTCCTACAACACCAGCGTCGGCTTCCACAAGGACGCCTTCACGCTGGTCATGGTGCCGATGTGGATGCCCCCGGGCGGCAAGGGAGTGATCGACGTGACCCAGGAGAGCTACAAGGGCTTCACCATCAAGGTGACCGAGTTCTACGACGGCGTGAACGATAATAGTATCATGCGACTCGACGTACTTTTTGGTTGGGCCGCGACTTACCCCGAGCTCGCCTGCATCTACGCGACCTGATCGCCTGATGTGACCCCCTGACGCCCGCCACCGCGCGGGCGTCTCCGTTCCAGGAGCACGACATGATCGAGTACCCGAAGTGGAAGTACCGCGGCGACGCCAGCACCGGCGTGCTGGTGGAGGACGCCGAGGCCGAGAAGAAGCTCGGCAAGGGCTGGAAGGACGCCCCGACGCCGGCCGTGGACGAGCCGGCCGTGGACGAGCCGGCCGCCGAGCAAGCCCCGCTGGTCTGACCCATGCCCAGCCCGACGACCGCCCTCGACCTCATCACGAGGTCGATGCGGCTGGCCAAGGTGCTCGCCGCCGGCGAGACGCCCACCGCCGACGAGGCGAACGACGCCCTGGCGACGCTGAACGACATCCTGGAGAACTGGGACGTCGAGCCGATGTCGCTGTGGGGCACCGCCAACTTCGTGGGGGCGACGGTGCCGGGCAAGGCGACCTACACCATCGGCCCGGGCGGCGACCTGGATGCCACGCGGCCGGCGCGCATCAGCGACGCCTACGTGACGCTCGCCAACGTCGACTTCCCCGTGGAGGTCATCGGCCAGGGCGAGTACAACGACATCAGCACCAAGAGCCAGCAGCAGCCCATCCCGCAGAAGCTGCTCTACGTGGACGACTTCCCCCTGGGGATCGTGACGCTGTGGCCGGTGCCGTCGCAGGCCGTGCCGCTGGTGCTGACGTTCGATCGGCTGCTCACCCAGGTCCCGAACCTGCAGACGACGCTGAACTACCCGCCCGGCGCCGCGATGGCGCTGCGCTACCAGCTCGCCGTGCAGCTGGCCACCGAGTACGGCGTGCCGCTGGACCCGGCGCTCGTGGCGCTGGCCGCTGACGCAAAGGCCGACTACAAGCGTTCGAACAAGCGCCGCCGGGTGGCGGTGGTCGACGGCGGCCTGCTCGGCCGCGGCGGCTTCGTGAACTGGCGCACCGGCTCCTGACGCGATGGCCTCCTTCCCCTTCATCGGCGGCGCCTACCAGGCGCGCTCGCGCAAGTTCGACGCACAGCGCTGCGTGAACCTCTACCCGGAGGTGAGCGAGGCCGGCCCCGGCCCGAGCAAGTCGCCGATGGCGCTGATCGGCACCCCGGGCCTGGCGCCCTGGGCGACGCTGGCCGGCGGCGGGGTGCGCGGCCTGCTGCGCTTCTCCCCGACGGTGGCGGTGGCGGTGGCCGGGCCGAACGTGTACCGCGTGGCGCCGGACGGCACCGGCACGCAGCTGGGCACGATCGACGCCGGCACCGCGCCGGTCAGCATGGCCAGCAACGGGGCGGTGGTGGCCATCGCCACCGGGGCCGCGCTCTACTTCCTCAACCCGGCCAGCGGGCAGATCACCGCCGCGCCCTACACAGCCGACCGGGTGGACTTCGTCGACGGCTACTTCGTCTTCAACGAGGCCGGGTCCGGCCGCTTCCGCATCACCCAGCTCTACGGCAGCGACATCGACGCGCTGGACTTCGCGACGGCGGAGGGAGCGCCGGACGACGTCGTCGGCCTGATCGTCGACCACCGCGAGGTGTGGCTCTTCGGCACTTCGTCGACCGAGGTGTGGTTCAACAGCGGCGAGCCCGACTTCCCGTTCTCGCGCATCCAGGGCGCGTTCATGGAGGTGGGCTGTGCGGCGCGCCACAGCATCGCCAAGCTCGACAACTCCGTGTTCTGGCTCGCCGCCGACGAGCGCGGCCAGGGCATGGTGCTGCGTGCGGCCGGCTACCAACCCCAGCGCATCTCCACGCACGCCATCGAGCACGCGATCGCCGGCTACGCCCGCATCGACGACGCGGTGGCTTTCACCTACCAGCAAGAGGGCCACGCGTTCTACGTGTTGTCGTTCCCGACAGCCGACCGCACGTGGGTGTACGACGCGTCCACCAACCTCTGGCACGAGCGCGCCTGGCGCAACCCGCTCATCGGCACGATGCACCGGCATCGCGGCCAGTGCCAGATGGCGTTCGGCGGGCAGACCATCGTCGGCGACTGGGAGGCGGGCAAGCTCTACCGGCTGGACTTGAACAGCTACACCGACGACGGCGCGCCGATCCCGCGCATCCGCACCTGCCCGCACATCAGCGGAGATCAGCGGCTGATGTTCTTCCACGCGCTGCAGGTGGACATGGAGGTCGGAGGCGGGCAGCCCGGCAACGCGCCGCCCCAGGCGCGGCTGCGCTGGTCCGACGACGGCGGGTGGTCGTGGTCCAACGAGCTGTGGGCCAGCATGGGTCGCATCGGCGAGCGAGGAACCCGGGTGCGCTGGCGGCGCCTGGGCAAGAGCCGTGACAGGGTCTTCGAGGTCAGCATCACCGACCCGGTGAAGGTCGTGATCATCGGCGCGAGCCTGGAAGCCACGCAGGGGAGCGCCTGATGCCGGCCCTGTACTTCGTGGCGCCACGCGGCGCCTTCGTGGATCCGAGGACGGGCGAGCTGACGCGCGCCGCCGTCATGTTCCTGAAGACGCTGTTCGACCGTGTCGGCGGGGCGATGGGCGACAGCACGCTCGACCTCAACGCCGCCCAGTTCGAAGACGCCAAGGCGCTGATCTTCCGACTGGCCGACGATCTGGCCACGCAGCCGCCTGCCGCCGCCCTGCCCACCGACGACGCCGACACCTCGCAGCGCATCGCCGCGCTGGAGGCGACCGTCGCAGTTCTGCAGCGTGAGCTCGACGCCCTGCGCGTCGGCTCCATCGTCATCTGAGGATCCCCATGGCCGTCCTTCCGACCGTCCTCTTCAACGCCAAGCAGGCCGAGAACGCGGAGACCACGCAGTACACGTCGCCCAACGCGACGCGCACGATCGTGGACAAGTTCACCGGCTTCAACGGGTCCGGCGCTGCCGTCACGCTCACCGTGCGCATCGTCGCCAACGGCGGCGCGGCCGGCGCGGCCAACGCGATCGTCGCCAAGAACTTGGCCGCCGGCGAGACGTACACCTTCCCCGAGATCGTGGGCCATGTCCTCGCCCCGGGCGACTTCCTGAGCACCGTAGCGTCGGCGGCCGCCGCTGTCGTGATCCGCGCCGCCGGCCGGCAGGTGACCTGATGGACGAGCTGATCCTGCCCGCCGGAACCGACCCGGCCGCCGTGCGCCGGCTCGAGGACGCGCTGCTCGAGCTGCCGCAGGTCGACCTGAGCACCCAGCTCGTCGTGCACGGCCGGATGGCCGCCAGGACGATCCTGATCCCCGCGGGCACGGTGCTCACCGGCACGCTGACCAAGATCGACAACCTGTGCATCGTCGTCGGCGACATCACGGTGACGACCGACGAAGGCCCCCAGCGCATCACCGGCCACCGGGTGCTGACGGCCAAGGCCGGCTTCAAGCGCGCCGGCATCGCGCACGCGGACACCTGGTGGACCACGATCCACCACACCGACCACACCGACGTGCAGGCGATCGAGGACGAGATGACCGACGAGGCCGACCGGCTGCAGACGCGCCGGCAGGCCCTCTCGCACACCACGCACAAGGAGATCGAGGCATGAGCTGGGTAGCTGCCGCCGTCGTCGGCGGATCCGTCATCGGCGGTGCGGTCGCCAGCCGCGGGGCGAGCAAGGCCGCCGACGCGCAGCGCGCCGCGGCCGACCAGGCCAGCGCGACGCAGCTGGAGATGTTCGACCAGACGCGCGAGGACATGGCGCCATGGCGCGAGGCGGGCACCGTCGCCCTGCGCCAGCTCACCGACGGCACCGCGGCCGGCGGCGACTTCAACCGCGACTTCACGCTGGCCGACTTCACCCGGGACCCGGGCTACGACTTCCGCCAGCGCGAAGGCATGCGCATGATGGAAGGCAGCGCGGCCGCGCGCGGCGGGCTGATGTCCGGCGGCACGCTGCGGGCCCTGCAGCGGTACGGCCAGGACTACGCCTCGGGCGAGTTCCAGAACTCCTACAACCGGTGGAACGCCGACCGCGACCGGCGCTTCAACCGGCTGTCGGCCCTGGCCGGCGTGGGCCAGACCGCCGCGCGCGACGTCGCCGGCTTCGGCGCGAACACCGCCAACGCGGTGGCCAGCAACCAGCTCGCGGCCGGCAACGCCACCGCGGCCGGGTACGTCGGCCGGGCGAACGCGATCAACAACACCGTGGGCAACCTGCAGAGCATGTACACCATGAGCCGCATGTTCCCGACCATTCCAAAGGGCGGCTGACCATGGCACTCGACCCGAGCATCGCCCTGCAGATCCGCCCCATGGCGGATCCGATGGAGGCCATGGGCAAGGCCGTGAGCCTGCGGGCCCTGGCCACCCAGAACGAGCTGCAGGGCATGCAGGTGCAGCAGCAGCGCGACGCGCTGGCCCGGCAGACCCGCCTGCGCGACCTGGTGGCCGGCCTGCCGGCGGACGCGAGCGACGACCAGCGCTTGTCGGCCATGCGCGGCGGCGGGTTCCTCGACGAGGCGGACAAGTTCGAGGACACGCTGCTCAAGCGCCGGCGCACCAACGCCGAGATCGGCAAGTTCGACGCCGACGCCGGCGAGACGCGGGCCAAGACGGCGGAGAAGCAGTTCGAGGTCCAGCGCCGGCGGGTGGAGGCCGGCGCTGCGGTGGTGGGGTCGGTGCTCGCGCGCACCCAGAACCCGACCCACCAGGACATCTTCGACGCCATCGCCCAGGCCGCGCAGCAGTACGGCCTGACGCCCGACGAGCAGTCGGCGATGGCCCGGGGCCTGCCGGGCGACCCTGCCGCGCTGTCGGCGTGGTTGCGCTCGACGAACGCTCAGCTCATGGGCGCCAAGGAGCGCATGGAGATGCTGACGCCCAAGCTGCAGGAGGTGAACCTCGGCGGCACGACGCAGCTGGTCGACGTGAACCCCAACACCCGCGGCGCGGCGCCCACCACGTTCCAGCGCACGGTGACGCCCGACGCGCAGCTGCAGGCCAACGTGACGATGCGCGGCCAGAACATGACTGACGCCCGGGCCCGCGCCGAGGGCGAGGCGACGCGCGCCGCGCAGGTGGGCCAGGTCACGTGGCAGCAGGACGCCAACGGCAACTTCGTGGCACTGCCCACCCGGGTGCCTGCCGGCCAGCCCGCCGCAGGCATCCAGCCCATCCCCGCGCTCGGGCCCGACGGCAAGCCGGTGCGCGGCAAGGGGGGCGACCTGACCGAGGGCCAGGCCAAGGCGATGCTGTTCGGCGGCCGCATGCAGGAGGCGGATGCGACGCTTCGCCGGCTGGCGCAGCAGGGTGACGAGCGCGCGTCGTCCATCAAGACCACTGTCGAGAACGTGCCGGTTGTCGGGCCCGTGCTCGGCGGCGCAGCGAACATGGCGCTCGGCGTACTCGCTCCGGGGGCGCAGCAGGTCGAGCAGGCCCAGCGCGACTTCATCAACGCGGTGCTGCGACGCGAGTCGGGCGCGGTGATCGCCGACAGCGAGTTCGACAACGCCCGCAAGCAGTACTTCCCGCAGCCGGGCGACAGCGATGCCGTGAAGAGCCAGAAGGCCGCCAACCGGCAGCGCGCCATCCAGCTGATGCTGGAGGAAGTGCCGACGGCGCGGCGCGGCGCGATCGCCGGGGCCACGCCGGCCCAGCCAGCCGCCGGTGCGCGTCCAGCGCCGCCCAAGGTCGGCGACGTCGTTGACGGCTACCTGTTCAACGGCGGCGACCCGGCCAACCAGTCGAGCTGGAAGAAGGTGCGCTGATGGCTGCTCCCTGGGAGAAGTACGCAGTGCCGGCCGCCGCCGGCCCCTGGTCGAAGTTCGCCGCCGAGCCGGCGGAGCCGACGCTCAAGGAGAAGGCGGCCGGCGTGGCTCGCGACGTGGCGGCCGGCGCAGTGCGTGGGGCCGGCTCAATCGGTGCCACGCTGCTGATGCCGATCGACGCCGCCGCCCGCGCGATGGGCTTCCAGAACGACTTCGTCGGCCGCACGGACCGCCGGCAGGCGATGACCGACGCGCTGGCCACGCTCGGGGCCGACACCGATTCGCTCGCGTTCAAGGGCGGCAAGCTCGGCACGGAGGTGGCCGGCACCCTGGGCGTCGGCGGCGCGATCGGCCGCGGCGTCCAGGCAGCGGCCCCCGGTGTCGCTGCTGCTGCGCCGCGGCTCGTCCAGGCGGTCAGCACCGCCGGCATGCGCACCGG